CTTTGTTAGTCATCTATCTCCTAGATTTGGCTTTTGCCATATTAATTTGTTGCTGTTCTCTTTTGTTCTTATCTTCTAAGAACACAATCCAAGTTAAGAACTCATCAACTGTGAATTTTTCTACTTGGTGTATAGGAATTTTTAAATAATCGGCTAGTTGGACTATTGCATTATAGTCATAGTCGTTAGCTATTTTTTTTTAATATCTTCTTTTGTAGGTGTGAGCATTAACCAAGTCGCAAGTTCTGCAACTAAGTCGGGGTCTGCTCTTTTCATTAGATGTTGTTTGTGTTCCAGGTTAAATAAATTTTTACCTTGCTCATCTAACGCTAATTCTATTAATACATATGCCAACCCTGTAATAGTATCGGCTTCCATTTTCTTTAACAATCTACCTTTTTTTTCTAATGTTAAAGGCTCTTTATAAATTGTTAAATCCCAATCTTCAAAGTATTTGCTTTCGCCTGTACTTAAAGTATTAAAATGATCTTTAATCTTATCAATAGCTGACATATGTATTTTTTATCCTAATTAGTATTAATTGTCAAATTATACTGTTGCTCTTGTTATAGCACCATTTATTTGACAAGAAATTGATAGTCTAATTATATCGTCCATAGTTACTGCAACTGAGTTACCTGTTACGATTGCAGGAACAGAATAATAGAAATCTCCACTATCTGAACCCTCAGGGTAAAGTAGTAAAGTTACACCTGTTGCTTCTTGTAGAACTATCTGACCATTAGAGTCGGTTTCGTCCCACATACATTCAACTGTTACTGAGCCACTTTTTCTACTCGTTTCGTATGTTTTATTTGTATCAGATAATTGAGTTGATTCAATTACATCTGCTGTCGTTTCTAAAGTAAACGCTGTTACTTCTGCTACTGTATTAGAGCCAATTTTAATAACTCCTGCTGAGCCTGTATGTACTGCCATTTTATTCTCCTTGTTCTTCTGTTATTTTAGTTGATTTTTTTTTGGGTTTTGCAGATTCAGTACTCCAACCTTGTTGTGCATACTCATCTACTTGGTTATCCCAAACCTCAATAATATCTCCGTCTTTATTTTGGAGTTTTATTTTTTTTGCCATATTTTCTCCCTGTTGGTTTCTTAGCTTCAGGATTGTTATGCTTATGCTTCCAACCATCGTCTAAAAATTTGTTTGGATTATCCGTTAATACAGTCAATCCATTCTTAATTAAATAAACTTTATCACTCATTTATGGTGTTCCTTGTGTGAATTTATAGAAGCACCTTACAGTCATAATTATACCACCATAAGGAAATATACTTCCCTCGTCTGTTTCTACGCTAACTAATTGGGTATCCAATGCGTTACCTGATCTAGTTCTATCACTATCTAAAGCTGTTTCAACTGTAGTTACTAACTCATTTCGTTTAGTATCTATATTACTTGTTGTTGTACTAGCTGTTGTAACAAAACCAAATATTCTAAAATCAATCGTGCCTGTGCGAGTTATGCCACTATTCTTAATAGAAACATCTTCTCTAGTCTCATCAGCAGTCTGTATATATACTGCTGGAAACTGTTGCTGGCTCAATTCATCTAATTCAAAAGGCTCTCTTGTTACCTTGCCAAATGTTATCGGACTGCTAACCGCAGATAAGGTTGTAACAATGTGAGCCGCAATATCTTCTCGTTCACTCATATTCTTAATTCTCGTTCAAATGTTTTTCTAAATATATCTACTGCTCTATCTTCTTCTTGCTTATTAACACTAAAAAATGGTCTGCTTTGATCGTTAAAAAATGCTTTAATATTCTCTGTTCTTCTAGGAAAGAATACCTGACCTTTAGTAGATGATAGTTTTTTAAAAGTCATATTGCCTAACATCTGACCAGTAAAGAATAAATTAGGAGTTAATGTTGCACCTCGTTTAGCTCTAACTTTAGCATAGCCTTTAGAGTATTTTTTAAAGCCACCACCATTAACACTTGTGCCTTGTCTAGTTCTATCTTTAATAGCGTTCTCAATAAATATACCTGCTCTAGCAATACCTTTGGCACTAGCACTTGGTATCTTTCTTTTAACTTTATCTAAAGCACCTTTGACCGCAGATACTTCTATTCGCATATTTACTGTTACCACTATCTAACCAATCGCATAGAATGTACTGCAACTTTTTCAGCGTCAGATATTGTACTGTCATCATTAGCGTCATACTCAACACCATCTCTTAAAATATCAGCAAATTCATCTTCATACATAGTTCGGTAATAAGATCCCATTTGTTGAAAGCGATCTTCGTCACCTTGTGAATTAAACTTAGTTAATGCAGGGCAAATATAATACCCCAATGTTCTATAAACTGTGGCTCTAGTCCACTGTGTGTCAGTTAGTAATGTTAAATCAATCTCAATACCACCAGCGTAACTTCTATTTCTTGATTGGTTACTGTGATAAACTGACCACCATTTGTTTCTAATATCTCTTTGTACATCTGCAATAGCTTGAGTTACAAATGCGTCTTGTTCACCTGTAGATAAACCCATATCCCCTATATCAGGCTGATATATAATTAAATCACTTCTTGTTGCAAATGCCATAATAAAATTCCTGTTAAAATGTTAGAGGGGAGAGGAAAGGAACTCTCCCCCCTATATTGATCAATCCAATGAAGATTAAAGTATGCTTGAATCAGCTAGTACTTCAATTCCATATGAATCGTGTAGTTCACCTACGCCATAAACAGCAGTAGCGACAATTTCAGTTCCTCTAATTGAAGCGTCTCTTTGCGTTTCAATTTTTAGGTCTTGAAGCATTGCGATACCTAATGCGTCTTTATGGAATAAACCACCTTTAAAATCACCAGTTGTACCAGTGTTAGCCATATTGGAAGTTTCATAAACACTTACACCTGCAAGTTGTCCGACATAACCTGATCTTAATGCTTCGTTAGCTAGATCTGTTGGGTTAGGGTTTGCAAATGTATTAGTTAGGTTTGCTTTTAAGTCATAAGCTACAGCAGGGTGTAGAACACAAGACATATCGTTGCTTGGTACACCTGATTGTTTTAGCTTAGATACTGCTTCAAAGATTTTTGCAACAGTGATAGCTGCATCAGCCGCACCTACTGCACCTGAAAAGCCATCAAATAAAGCAGTTAGATCAGTGTCAATTTTTTTAGCGATTGCTTCACCAAATAATTTTCCTAGATCTCTTACCACATCTGATTCAGATACATTTAAAGCCATATCTGTAACAGTTGTCATAATTCCAACTTCACTTACAGTTAAGTCTGCTTTAGAAGTTGATACTGCTGTGTTACC